GTATGAGATATCAGGGGATTCCTGCTGGAGCGTGATGGTCAGTTTACCGGCTTTGTTCGCGTTCAGAACATATGTGCTGTCGCCCTTGACGCCTTTCTTCAGGGTCACATTGGCCTCATCACGGGCCAGGGTGAACAGGCTGTCCCCAAACATACGGAGCTGCCGGGTGTTAAACGCGACATTGACCTTCTCCGGGTCAAAAGTTCTTAACATAGATTCTCCCTCCCTTACAGCGTCGCACGAAGGACGCCCTTAGTCTTGACCTGGTGTACCGCGCCGCACAGCAGGGCTTCCCAGGCGATATCCGGCATAATACGGTTCCGCCGCTGCTCCTCCGTGCTTTCCGCGTATTTTGGGATAGCCACCGAGAACACCCCCGCTTTGCTCTCCTGGTCACGGGCAATGATGTTGTGGTTCTCATCCGCTGCCTCTGACAGCGCTTGCAGCACGGCAGTGGCAATCAGACTGAAGCCTGCGTCGCTGTAGTCGATGTTGGCGTTGCTGAGCAGGATATCATAGAGCAGGTCGCGCATCCGCTTGGCGATCCAGTCTCCGCCAAGAACGGTGTCGATAAACTCACCGTTGAGGCATACCCCCTCTTTGACATATTGCTTTTTGTATTCCTCTGTCAAAAAGTTGATGTGATTTTCAACAAGCTGATTTCGCTCCCCCTCGGTCAGCTTGGGCAGCGTGATAAGCCTTGCCCCAACGCCGGTTGGAGCGTTGCCGTCCTGCGGACGCTTGAACTTCCACGTTACGTTCTTCGGATAGAACGGGCCGACATTGCCGGTGTAAGAGGCGTCCGGCTCCTCACTGATAAGCTCCTCGCTGGTGTAGATGACTGCGGCGCGGGCAGTGCTGCATACGAAATTTTTGTCGGTGGTCTGGCCCATGTAGAACTTCCTGTGGTCTTCAACGCCGGCGCCCAGTTCAGCCTCTGTAGGCTCGCTGGCCTCCGCGAATTTCGCCAAAGCTTTGACGTATTCCGGCTCATCCCGGTCTGCCATGAAATAGTACCAGTCGTTGTCTTCATCCTGAAACTGCTTGATAGCCTCAATGAGGGCGTCAGCAGCGGTCAGCGCGTCCCTGCCGTTGGTAAACGTTTTCTCGCCTGTGGCGACAAACACCTGGGACAGAGACTCATCCAGGAACAGCTCCATGCGTTCAGGGATAGAATCGGCGATCCCGCCTTCAGAAGCTGTGAAGGTTACTGTCGTACCTTTCACAGCGGCGGTGTATGTCTTGCCGCCCTTGGTAAAGGACGCGCCCTTGAACTGTGCCGCCAGCTTTGCGCCGTCCGCGATTTCAACCTTCGCGGTCAGCTCAATCACAGCGTTATCATCGCCGCCGATTCGAGCGTAGAACTTCTGGTTTGCGGCGATGGCGTCAAACGCGAACACATCGTTGTCAAAGTCGATAACAAATGTCGCGGCGACAGCTGGAGAGGCACTGGGCGGTTCAAAGCCCACGATTTTAAATTTGCTCATCAGAGTATCCGCCAGCGTGGTCTTGCCCTGGTTCAGCAGGGTTGTAACCTTCCGGACGATCTTGGCGTTTGGGGTAGGTCCGTCCTCGCCAAACACCGCCTTGACAGTCGCCACGTCCCGGTATACCTTGACCGGCTGCGCGCCGGTTGTCGAGATGAAAAGGATGTCCAGACTCTCCTTCTCCTTCGGCAGAGCATCCCGCTGAACAACGACAACTACGTCTCTCGCCATAAATTTTTTCCTCCTTACATTAAGCTTCCACGGGGTTTCCCCGGAGCCTGAATTCCTTCTGCCGGCATCTCATCGGACCGGACATACCCGAACCGAACATCAAAGCCGTAGCGGCGTATCGTATCCGTCACGAGAAAGCCAGAGCGGTTTATTACACCACCGATATTCTGGATGACAACATCGCCGTGTTCGGTTTCGATGTTGTGGCCGTTCAGCAGAAAAAAGCCGTGGGCTTTTTCCGCCAGCTCCAAAGCCTCATCCTCGCCGTAAATGTAGCCGCCGGGAATGTCCCGGCTTACGCTGCAAAAGGTAAAGGACATGGTCGCCGATACCGGCTCAGAGCGCCGCCGGACAATCCCCCCAGGCGTTTCCACAAGCTCGGTCAATCCGAACGCATGGTCTGTGATTCTGGGAACCAGAACGCTGTAGTAGCAATACGGCGGGTCCGGCACGGGCTGATTCTCCTCGGACAGCACAACTGGACAGCCGATATGCTCCTTCAGTCCGTCCAAAATCGCTTCACGGGCCTGCACAATCGTCACCGGCCCACCACCCCCTCTATGATATACCGCCGCATAGGGTGAATGCTGTTGTGCGCCAGCGCTGTCTTTACTGTATACTTCTGCACGTCATAGGTGTCCAGGATGGTCTGTCCCGGCTTCAGTATCGCAGGTCCGTCAGTGTAGAGCTTCTGCGAATTCTTTGTATAGGAGCCCTCCGGTAGCAGCTTCCAGTCTTCATTGGACAGCGGCATTACTATACCGTTAAATATTGAAACAGCCTTTGTAACCAGCCTGAATTGCCCGCCGGGGCCCAGTTCAGAAGTCTTCTCGTAAACTACCAATGGGTGGAGTAATATCCGCGGCAGACGCGGGGTATTGTAAAACATCACTTCTTCACCACCTTCCAGCTGATACGGTCACGGATATGCGTACCGGTCTCGAACAGCGTTATGTGAACTCGTTTCCTTGAAAACTTCGACGGGGGCTTGACCCGGTTCTCGTCGATAAAGCTCTGCACCATCTGCGCGGCCTGAGCGCCGATGGTGTTTGCCGCCGCGTCCGCCGTTTTATCCCCTGCCAGAACCTTGCTGACCTGTTGGTCAACAAGCGCCTCCAGCTTGGCCTTGTCAGCGTCGAAGCTGGCGCGGATAAACGAACGCTCCGGCAGCTTGCCGGGTACGCCGTACTCATGGGCGTGGGCGATTTTCAGCACATCGGAATCGGCTTTGCCTACGATGCCCACCACAATTTTCTGCCCCTCCAGCTTTCGGCAGTTTTCCTTCAGCCGGTTGAAATCAGCCAGCAGGACGTCAAGCTCATCCACACTCAGTACCTCCGATACAGGTTGACCGTCCGCACCCATTCAGGATTCATGGACTTGTCAAACCTCCAGCTTACATCGGAGATGGAGAAAGAGCTCAACCCCTGCGAACCGCTGCACATACTGGCGTATGCCTGCGCCACCATATCCCATATCAGACCTTCCAGGTCTGCGGGGAGGGTTTGCGGATCATTCTCGGTGGCATCCTTCGGCAGAACATACCCCGCCGTGTACTCCACCTCGATGACCCGCTTCGGGGCAACAACGTCATACGCCAGCCCGCGCCTCCAGCCAGCCTTCAGCCAGCCCTCGTCCCGGTACACCACACCGACATCTCCGGTCTGTCCAAAGTCGTACCGGCTGGGGTCCACCAGTCTTCCGTCCTCTTTGATGCTCTCAATGCTGATAATGGGATACTCCAACAGCACCAGCTCCTGTGAGCCGTCAGCATCGTACCACTGGTGGTACGACTGCCTGCCCAGGCTCCGCCCGGTTTGGCGTTCAATCCAGGCTGATGCCTTATTAATCAGCAGCTCTATGATAAGGTCGGCTTGCTTGTCCTCAGCTCCCGCCAGATTAAGCATTTGGTCCAGCTGCTCCGGCGGTATCCCGCTGTCCGCAGGCAATCCCAGCATCAGCTTCAGCTTTTCCAGAGCTGCATCCTTGTTTGTCAATCCCAGCATCAGCTTCATGCGTTCAAGCGTTGTCAAAGCGTTTGCTGCAAGCATACTGGCCTCCTATCTGAGAGACCGGAAAGCTACTGCTCGCCGGTCTCGTCCTTCTGCTTCTTTTGGGGCTTTTCTACCTTTTTCTTGGTCTCCACTGCTGGAGCCGCTGCTTTATTGGCGGACGGCTTAAAGGGTTTATAGAATCTCGGCATAGCGCAGCCCTCCTTATACCGGCTGGGCGGCGTTGTCGCCCAGCACAACCACCAGACCGCCGGCGGTCTCCTCGTTTCCGGTTACGGTGAATTTCACGATGGGCTTCAGGCCCGCGAGGTCGATGTCGATATTAACCACGCCACCAGCTTCTACCGAGCCCTCCGCATCCTCAGCATCAACGGGATCGATCTTAAAGGTGTATTCCCCGCCCTCGGTCTGCTTATCGGGAAACACCAGCTTGTCGGTAATAGGAACAAAGTTCTCACCGTCATCGCTGTGCTCCACCTTCACGGTCACATCCGCTCCGGAAGCAACGTTAGCGCCGATGACAGCGGAGAGGAACCCAGTCCGGTCTATAGCCTCTCCAGGGGTGTAGGGTATTGCGGTGATGTTC